TCTTCCTAATTGGCGGTATTATTACCGCTTGGATCATGTGGACTTCCTCGAACCCGGTCGGGAACGCCCTGTAAGGGTCATTACCGTACCTAAAACGCAGAAGACACCTAGGATTATCGCTATTGAGCCTACTGCTATGCAATATATGCAGCAGGCACTTGCGCGTAATCTTGTCGACTATCTGGAAACAGATGAAACAGTCGGCGGTATGATCGGATTTTTGGACCAAATCCCTAACCAGGAAATGGCTCAAAGAGGTTCTTACTTTGAGGACCTCGCGACGCTAGATCTTAGCGAAGCATCTGATCGTGTCTCCTATCAGCATGTACGTTCCATGCTTGCAAAATACCCCCACTTTCGTGAGGGTGTAGATGCATGCAGGAGCCGAAAGGCTGATGTACGCGGAACAGTCATTAGACTGTCCAAGTTCGCGTCTATGGGTTCAGCCCTCTGTTTTCCTATGGAGGCTATGACCTTTTTGGCTATAGTTTTCATGGGGATTCAAAAGGCTAACAACACCAGGTTGTCACGGAAGGATTTTAAATCCTACCATGGCAGGGTGCGTGTCTACGGGGATGATATCATTATCCCTGTAGAATTTGCCAGTGCCGTCGTGGAAATGCTCAATGCCTTTGGGCATAGAGTGAACTCCAGCAAGTCTTTCTGGACTGGACTGTTCAGAGAGTCTTGCGGAAAGGAATACTATAACGGGTTCGATGTTTCCATCGTGCGCGTTAGGTCCGTATTCCCTACCCGTCGGTCTGACGTTTCGGAGATTGTGTCGACTGTTGCTCTTCGCAACAATCTATACGCAGCTGGGCTGTGGACCACAGCCTACTGGTTGGATGAAGTAATAGAGGGAATACTTCCCCACTATCCTTCTATTTATCCAACGTCTCCTTTGCTTGGCCGTCATTCATTCCTAGGGTATAACCCTGAAAGAATGGATGAGCATCTACATGTCCCCTTGGTTAAGGGATATGTAGTGAGCTCTTCGTCGCCAGCCTCACCGGTTAGTGGCGAAGGCGCCTTGCTTAAGTGCCTTCTCCCCGGACGGAGTAATCCGTTTGAGGATGTTCGGCATCTGGAACGCCAGGGGCGTCCTGAGACCGCTCGTCTAAAGCTCAGGTGGGCTAAGCCTTTCTAAGGACTTAGCTTGGTGACCTTGCCAATGGGTCACCAGTGAGAG